GCGAAAGCAAACACATTCAGCGCGGGCCGGGCCGAGGGCGTCAAGCCTGGTATTTATCAGCGCGACCGTGACGGATCACTGAAGATCCTAATCAGCTACAACCAGTCGGCGGTCTACAAGAAAAAGTTCCCATTCCACGAGATAGGTCGAGGCGTCGGTCGTTCGAAGTTTGATCGCAATCTATCGAAGGCAATGAAGCGAGCAATTAAAACGAGGAAAAAATAGTGCGGGTCCTTCTAGAAGTATGTCATGCGGGTAATTCGCGACCACGTTTTTTCATTTCTGCGACCGGTTCTCATTCGGGCATTCGCTATGCCGGTAATTAAGGGCCGTTTATGCAATATCCGCGAGTGCGCCGATATATTTGGCGTGGCGGAGACCACGATCGATAAGTGGCTGAAACAAGGATGCCCGTATCACACAAAGGGCGGCCGGAATCGGCAGTGGGAAATAAACACCAAGGAAGTTTCTAACTGGCTGCGCGAACGCGAGGCAGCAGCGTCGGGCGCGGACACAACAACCGCCGACGAATTACGTAAGCGGAAGCTGGCAGCGGAAACCGAACGCGCGGAACTCGACCTGGCCCTGGCGCGTGGCGACGTTATCAAGCTGGACAAGGTAGAGCGTGCCCTGGTGAATACTTTCGTCGAGTTCAGAACCAGGATTCGATCTGCGCCGCAACGGTGCGGGCAGTTGTTGCTAGGAGTCGACGACGAAACCAGGATCAAGGAAATCATCCTGGCCGAAGTGGATCAGGCGCTTGAGGCGTTCGACAATTTCACCCTGGAGGACCCGGACAATGACAACCCAGACGATTGATAGCGACCGCTGGGACAACCCGGCAGGGCTCGCGCGCATATTCGATACGGCAAAAAAGCATTTACAGCCACCGCCGGAGTTGTTGCCGAGCGAATGGGCCGAGCAGAACGTTTACATCCCTATCGGTAACGCGGTGCCTGGTCTGATTCGATTCGATAACGCGCCCTACCAGCGCGAGCCGTTGGATATGACGAACGATCCAAGCTGCCAACGAATTACGCTGCAATGGGGCGCCCAGGTTGGTAAAACCATGCTCGCGTTATGCGCCCAGGCGTATCGGATCGCGCAGAACCCGCAGTCGCAGATAATGATGCAACCAAGCCAGGGCGATCTAGCAACCTGGCTCGAAACCAAATTCAATCCGTTGATCGATACGAACCCGCAGCTCAAAGGCCTGGTCGCGAAGCCCAGGGCGCGCGAAGGCGTAAATAACCAGCGGATGAAATCATACCCTGGCGGGTTCCTTATGTTTTCCTGGTCCGGTTCGCCGAAAACCATGCGCGGCCGGTCTGCGCCATTCATTGTCTGCGACGAGGTGGACGGATACGACGTTACTGGCGAAGGGCACCCGGTTAGTTTGCTATGGCAGCGTGCCGCGACGTTTGGCGATCAGCGCAAGCTACTCGAAATCAGCACGCCGACGATCAAGGGTCATTCCTGGATCGAAACCGCATTCGACGACGGCGATCAGCGTCGATTCAACGTGCCGTGCCCGGACTGCGACACCGAACAACCGCTGCGATGGTCGAACGTTACCTGGCCGGAAAACGATCCTAAGTCGGCGACTTACGCTTGCTGCGCTTGCGGGTCGTCGTGGAATGACGCGAAACGAATCGCAGCGATCAGAAAAGGGCGGTGGATTGCCGAACGCGAGTTCACCGGGCACGCCAGCTATCATTTGTCGGAGTTGTATTCTTGTTTTCGGCGCATGGGCGATATCGCGCAATCGTTCCTGGAGAAAAAGCGGGCGGGCGATCTGCAAACATTTATTAACGTATCCCTGGCCGAGACCTGGGAGGAAGGCAGCGACAGCGTAGACGTTCACACGATCGCAGCCCGGCGCGAAGATTGGGGCCCTAGCCTGCCGAACGAAGTCGTATTCTTAACGGCCGGGATCGATACCCAGGACGACCGGATCGAATTGGAAGTGGTCGGCTGGGTTCCTGGCGAAGAAACCTACAGCGTCGACTACAAAATCATTTATGGCGACCCAAGCGGCCGACAGATATGGCACGACCTGGATAATGCCCTGGCGACGACTTACGTTCGCGACGATGGGGTCGAGTTACCGATCCGGATTAGTTGCATTGACTCGGGCGGCCACCACACTCAGGCTGTGTATTCATACGTCAAAGCGCGCGAAGGTAAGCGGGTTTACGCGATCAAGGGACAGGGCGGCGAAGGGAAACCGATGGTATCCAGGCCGACGCGATCAAACATCGGCAAGGTTCGGCTATTTAGCATCGGAGTCGATACGGCGAAGGAGCTCGTTTACTCGCGATTAAAGATTGAAGAACCCGGCCCTGGCTATTGTCATTTTCCGCTGGACCGCGACGACGAGTATTTCGCGCAGCTCACCGGCGAGGGAATGGTCACTAAATTTGTGCGAGGTCACAAAACCCGAGTATGGAAAGCGTTAAGGAAAAGGGTCGAGGCCCTGGATTGCCGGGTATACGCCACCGCCGCGTTATATATATCGAATGTAAACCTGGATCGCGTTAAGATAGGAGAGTCAACCCCTAAAGTTGAAAACGCCGACCCTATAGCCGACAATAAGGCCAAGGCACTGGCGCGCAAACCGCAGCGCGGCGGGTTCGTCAATTCCTGGAGATGAAATGGCCAACGCATTCGATACCAGCAACGCACCCCAGGGCGAACCCCTAGAGCTCGTTGCTGGCGACTTAATTACCTGGCGCCGAGACGATCTGACCGGCGATTACCCGACCGCGGATTATTCGCTGCGATACAGTTTTCAATGCGACGAGCACGCAGGCGGCACCAAACATAATTTTGACGTCGACGGCAGCGAAGATGCAGCCGGGTATTACGTGCAGATCACCGGCGCCACAACCCTGGCCCTGAATCATTACGGGCACTACACCTGGCAGGCTTATATCATCCGGACCAGCGACAGCGCCCGGATAACGATCGGCAGCGGCCAGGTTAATATCGCGCCCGACCTGGATACCCAGGACAACGACGCGCGCAGCCATGCCAATATCATGCTGCACAAAATCCAGTCGTTACTTGAGGGCCGGGCCGACGCGGACGTCGCGAGTTACAGCATCGGGAATCGCAGCTTGAATAAGCTATCGATCGACGAGTTGTTAAAGTGGCGCGATTATTACCGGGCCGAATACGCTAAGGAAACGCGCATGGCGGCGATCAAGGCTGGCAAGCCTGGCACCCAATTAGTGAAGGTTCGATTCTAATGGCGATTTTCGGTTTATTTGGCAAAAAGAAAACGAAAGCAAAGGCGCAGCGGAGTTATTCGTCGGCGAATGTCGGTCGTTTGTTCAGCGACTTTATCACTAGCAGCCTAAGCGCCGATTCCGAGATCAAGCCCGCGCTGCGAATCACTCGCGATCGATGCCGCGAATCTGCGCGAAATCACCCCTACTCGCGCCGCTACCTGCAAATCCTAAGCACTAATGTCGTGGGCGCGAATGGGGTTCGTTTTCAATCGCAAAAGCGCAATCCCGACGGGCAGCTAGACGGACCAGGTAATCGCATTGTCGAGCAAGCCTGGCGCGATTGGTCCCGGGCGGAGAATTGCACGGTAAGCGGGCAGATGACGTTCCGCGACGCGCAGCGTTTATTTATCGAGACCTGGGCCCGCGACGGTGAGGTCCTGATTCGCTTTATCAAAAACGATCCGAATAACCCGTATCGATTCAGCCTGCAATTTCTCGAATCCGATTACCTGGACGAAGATTACAATACGCGCCTAAGCAATGGTCGCGAGGTCCGCATGGGCGTCGAGTTGGACGAACGCGGGCGCCCGGCAGCGTATTACTTGTTCAAAGATCACCCGCACGATATGCAAGGATTCGGAGCTCAGGACAAGCGCATTCGCGAGCGCATTCCCGCCGAAGATATGCTGCACATTTTCGAGCAGGAGCGCGCAGGACAGACTCGCGGGATGCCGCGTCTGGCTAATGTTCTATCCCGAATCAAAATGCTGGACGGATACGAAGAAGCTGAATTAGTCGCAGCGCGCGTATCAGCGTCGAAAATGGGATTCATTACGAGCCCGGCCGGTGATGATTACGTGGGCGATGGTTACGTTGACGGCGGTAATATCGCGATGGACGCAAGCCCTGGCACGTTCGAGCAGCTACCGGCAGGAATGGACGTTAAATCGTTCGATCCCGATCACCCGGCCACCGCCTTCGCGGAGTTCGAAAAAGCGATTCTGCGCGGCGTCGCCTCGGGCCTGGGCATTAGTTACGTATCGTTATCGAACAACCTGGAAGGCGTTTCTTATTCATCGATCCGACAGGGCGTGATGGAAGATCGCGATCATTTCCAGATGGTCCAGCGGTTTATGATCGAACGGTTTATCGAGCCGGTTTATCGCGAATGGTTATTCTGGGCGATCAGCAGCGGACAGGTAAATCTACCGCCTTATCGTTACGACGAATTCGCGAACGCTGCGACGTTCCGGGCCCGCGGCTGGAATTGGATCGACCCGCAGAAAGAAATCAATGCAGCGGTCACGGCATTGAATGCGGGCATTTCGACGATGCAGCACGTACATGGGCATCATGGCCTGGACACCGAAGAAGTGTTCGAGCAGATCGATCGCGAACGCCAGTTGGCAGAGCGTTACAATATCGACCTGGCGTTTCAGCCGTTCGGCGATATTAAAAAGGCCGAAAGCAATGGCGACGTATAAAGGCGTCGACCTGGACACAACCCCGACCGCAGGAATGCGCGAGGAAGCCGAACGCGGTCTAAAATGGATCGAGGAAGGCAGCGACGCAGGAACGCAAACCGGTCGAGGCCGGGCGCGTGATATTGCCGCGGGTCGAGAGATGAGCATCGATATCGTAAGGCGGATGCACAGCTTTTTTGCCCGGCATGAAGGGAATAAGACCGCCGAAGGGTTTAGCCCTGGCGAGGATGGTTATCCTAGTAATGGTCGGGTAGCATGGGCCCTATGGGGCGGTGATCCCGGGCAATCATTCGCAAGTAATTTGGTGGAAAGAATGAGCAAGATCGACGAAAACGAACGCGACCAGGCCGGGATCGGCGAAATCCAGTATCGCGAGGTCCAGATTGACGCGGGCGATATCGATGGCCGCACCTTAGATTTAAGTGTATCGAGCGAGTTCGGAGTAGAACGCGAGTTCGGCATGGAAGTATTAAGCCATGATAACGACGCGATCGACCTGGGCCGTTTGAACAACCAGGCGCCACTATTGTTAGATCACGATATGCGCAAACAGATTGGGGTCGTAGAGAAGGCTTATCTGGATACGACGGCGCGCAGACTACGCGCC